TTAAAATATTTAATTTGTTTATAAATAATATTATTTTTATTTGTTATAAATTAGCCGTTGCTTCTAACAATAGTTTTTACACCATCAACTACGGTAACTGTAGCGCCACCTTGTTGAACTGTACTACCAATTCCTTGCGCGTGCAATTCGCCATCGCAATTTTTAATATCATACTTTCCGTCTTTACCAAGACAACCTCTGTTACCGCCCTTTGGACTTGTTGTTTTTCCCATTAGTTTATTTATTATATTTAACAATTATTTACTTCTTATTGATTTTAATTTTCTTTGAGCCCATTCAACACCTGCATCACCACCCCAAGCTAACCACATTAAACGGCCACAACCATCACCAAGTTCCCTGTCGCTATTTTGTCTTTGCCTTTCAAAGCTTGCCATTCTTGCAATAGTATCTTCGCTTATTGGTTCACGGTTTGCTAATTGGTTTGCTCTTGCTTTACCTACTGCAGTACCACAAGAACCCCAACCATTTTCTTCAGCATAACGCAAAGCTATTTTAGCATTTTCAGTAGCTTGTTGCGGGTAGTCTGTATAAGATTCTAAATCAACCTTTTTTTTTTGGTCTTTTAAAATTATATCTTTTATTTTTTGTATAAGTTCTTGTTCTTTTTCTAACTGCAAACTCATTTCTAATTTGTCAGCAAAATAGCCTTCAATACTAAATCCTTTTACTTTACCAGTTTTAACAAAGTCGTTCCAAATAGTATCGTTATTAACTTTCATACTAACCATCCAAGTTCCAACGGGTGCATTTAAACCATATTTTTTAGACTTGTCCATTTCAGTATCTTCTACAATCCAAGATTCAACTACCGACAAATCATTTATCTTTTTTTGGTGTTCTAATGTAGCATTGTTTTGGTTGCTATTCATTAAGAATAATTCACTTGCCTTTTTTACTGTAGCATCTGAAAAGAAAATATAATATTCATCTTCACCATTACGTCTGTAAATGTTTTTGTTTGGAATTAAAGCAGCACCCATTAAGATACGTTTTTCATCATCTACTTTAGCTAATTGTAATTGTTGGTTAAGTGCTATAAAGTTTTCTTCTATTGCAGGGAATTCTACAACTGAAATTGCTTCAACACCACTTAAGTCTTCTTTTTCGTCTATAATTAATTCTACTATTCGCATTTTATTTTTATTTATAAATTAAATTATTTTGTTTTTGTTAATCTCCTAATGTTGCAGTCTGTACAATATTTCTATCTAAACTTTGTGCAGTTGTTACATCGTTACTTACTACAAAGGCTTTTATAGGTGCTTGATTTCCTAAAGTTTGTGCTATTTGATTTTGTCCTGATGTACCTACTACATTAAATTGAGGAGCCGCTGCGGGTGCAGATGACATTGCTCCTTCTGAAATTGATGGCATTGAAGGAATAGTGGCCGAAGATTTTGCTCCTTTTACTGCGGAACGTATTGCACTAAATATACCAGCGGCTTGAGCAGCGTAACCAATTAATAAAGGAATGTTTTGTGGGAAACCTACTTTAGCAGTTTGAGCCGTACCTTCTGCAACTGCAACAGATGAACGTGCCCCTGCTTGAGTTGCGAAAGTAATTGTTTTAGAAACTTCCATTGCTAATTCTCTCGCCATAAGTAATTGCTTGGCAACTAAAAATGCTTTTCCAACTCTTGATTCTGCACCAAATATACTTGTTAAGTCATCTAATGCTTTCATTCTAATAGCAGTCTTCGCTTGAGCTTCCGCTTGTTCTCTTGCTATATTATCAAGACTTCTTTTCTTGTTCTTTTCGTCTTCAGCGTCAAGTCTTTCAACATCCGCAGTAGCAGCAGCTAATACTTTTGCGTCATTTTCTTCTTTCAATAAAGCTTCAGCAACTCTTCTTTCTCTATTAGCATTATCAATACCAACAAAGAATTCATTTTCTTCTTTTGCTGCTTTTTCTCTTTCTTCTTTAGCTAATTTATTTGCTTCTTTTTGAGCAGCTAATCTCTTTTCATATTCTGCTTTGTTTTTTGCAGTTATTTCTTCTTGCCTTTTCTTGTTTTCTTCTGCTTGTTTAGCTGCTTCTTCACGTTGGGTCTTTGTCATTTCTTTAGAACCCTTTTCGAATCTGCCTTTAGCATCATTGAAATTTTTACTAAACCCTGTCACAGAACTTTTAGCATCTTCCCAAGCACCACTAAAATCACCACCAATTAACTTCTTAACAGCGGAACCTAATTTACCTAAAGATTGGAATACTGCAGTAACACTTGAATAAACAACTTTAAAAGCGTCACTAACATAAGGCAATGCTTTTGTAGCTAAATCAATTAAAGCATCAAACAAAGGTTCTACTACTGCAAATACACCGCCAAGTATTTTTTCAAATGCTTGCAATAAAGGTTGTAATTTCTTTTGTGCCTTTTCATTATCATTAAATGCAGCTGCTAAACCCGCAACTAAAGCAACTACTAATCCAATAATAGAAGCCTTTAAAGCACCGTTAAAACTTGAGAATGTTCTTTCAGCACCACGAATACCTTGCCCAAGCATTCCTAAAGGACCTGATGCATTTTCTAATTGACCAAGAAAGTCATCGTTGGTAGCTTTAGCATCACTAATAGCATCTTCCATATCACGTATAGAAGCACTTAACCTATCAAACTCCCTACTTCCTGCAGCAGTTTCTTTTAATTGATTCTTTAGTAATTTTAAATTCTTTATAGTAGGTGCTAAATCGTCATTAACCTTTAAATCTACTTCTATCGTCTTTGCCATTTAATTATTCTTTTTATTTGATTAAATCCTTTTTCCCAACTATTAGGTAATTCGTATTTACCTTTTGCTATTTCTATTGTTTCGCTTTGTCCGTAATGGCTATCTAACATTAACAGATTCAATATTTCTTTTATCATAAAGTTCTAAAGTCATTTATTAAACTTAAATTTACTTCGCCTGAAGTTAAATCTATTTGCATATTATCAATCAAATATCTTGTGTCACGTATTATAACTCTATCGTTCAATCTTAATTTAGTAAGTAAGCTAATAGGAAACATTGCCTTCAAGCTATATCTTCTTGTTTTAAGATTATATATATTAGATAAATAATTATAATAATATACGTTATATAAGCTATTTTCAATTGGTGTTAATAACAAAGAACTGATTTCATTACCAAAGTTCAAACTGTAGTTAGTAGAACCAATTAAAGTATCTTGCCCAAAAGCATTATAGTTAGTTACGTTTGTTGTAGTAACACCATACTTCATATAGAAATTACAAGTTTGTAAAGTTCCATAATCATATAATATCATTGGTTTAGGTTGGTAATTTTTAAAATCCTGCTTCAATGCAAATCCTACTTGCAAATTCTGCCCTGTAAATTTGTTAAATAACATATCTTCAAACGGAAGTGATACATTGTATTCTCCACCATCTGAATCTATATCAGCTAATAGGTTACCATATTCAACACCATTATTAGAAGCAAATGCTACGTTCATAAATGATTCTGATTTTTCGTATTTAAAGTTAATCTTCTTAAAAGATTGCAACCTTTCAATATTTAAATCATCACTAATAACGTATTGTGAAATGTCTGTAATAGAGCCATCAGCATACCAAGATTCTAATTCTTGTATTTGGTAAATGTTTTCTTCATAGCTTAAACAAGTCAAGTTAAACATTTTTAAAATACCACTAAAGAAATCTTCTACTTTCATATCAGGCATATAAGAACCTAAATTCAATACAGCACTTGTTGATTGTGGTGTACTTTGTGTAGCAGTAGCTGGAGTGTAAGATATCACGTCAACAGTTAATTCAGAAGTAAACGTTAATACATTTTCAGACTGAATATAAAATTGATATGTACCTATATTTTCAGGTGTATTTGTTGTGTAACTAATTAAGTCAAATGTGTTAGTTGTATTTGATGGGTCAGCACAAGGTACTGTGACGTATAAAGAGCCATTCTTATACACTAAAACACTGTAGTTAATATTTGCTACTGTAGCAGTAACATCTAACCTTACAAATGATTGTCTAAATGATGCAGGAGTGGTATATCCCAATACATCAGATGAAACACTAAATTCCCAACCATTAACAGGGAAATCTGCTGCACTATTAAAATTGATTCTATTTAAACCACTTTTAGTTATAAACTTTTCAGCATTCTTTAAATATAAAAAAGCATTTGTAAATCTTGCATCAGTTAAAAAATCACCTTGAAATGTAATGTTATAATAATCTTCAATAGCGTTAAATACTTTAGGCAAACGTAATGCAGGGAATAATTCTGTTGTATCTATTGCCCAAGCCGATAGTGTTATATTTTCTGTTGTTCCTGTACTTTGCCAAACTCTATTTGAACTAATCAAAGGAAATTTAACATCGTTAGTTACACCACCTGAAACCCTACTAACTACATCCGCTCCACTATAATCTATATTGTAATCTGAAAAGTCTAAATCAAATAATTTTTTACCAGCAAAAGTATCTTTCAAAGAAACTAAAGAACCATAAAAAGTAAGTGTATAATTTTCCGGTCTACCGTTTTTAACATTAGCCTTTTCTAATTGTATCTTACCTTTTCTAAATGGTATAGTGTCTAATTCAATATAAGCGTCTTTTCTTTTTCTCGCATCGTAACCATTGTCTACAGAATTATTGTACCAATGGCTGAATATTTTATTATTGTTTTCAGATGCAGGTACAGTAAAAGATTGACTAAAATCGGTTCTTACTTTTGAAATGTCAGAAATGTCTTGAACTGAAGATGTAATAGAAATCTTTTCATCATCAAACAATTCAACTCTTCTTGCTACATTGTCTATGTAAATATATAATCCTACTGATACCATTAAATTACGTTATTAATTAAGTTAAATGCGTAATCGAATTCTATTTCGTAATTGATATTCTTGTCCATTAAAGAAGTTTTTAATGTAGCGGCTTGTGTTTTAACTTCAACTGGTTTGCCATCCAATAAAACCGTTTCACTTAACAACAAATCTTGAATTAAATCAGAATAGTTTTCAGGCACAAACCCTGAACTTAATTTTACTGACTGCTTACCATTAATGTTAAACGATTTGCTTTGCCCTTTAGACGTGTTATAATTAATTGAATCTTGCAGTAAATTAAAGTTACTACCCTTAACATTTATATTATTAGTTTGTGCCTTAAAGAACGTTAAAAACTGCCAACCACCAAAGCGATTAATAAACGAACAAATCACTGGTGTATATTTAGGTTCGCAAATTGGCATAACATTATAAATGTAATCAGTATCGTTATAAGAAATAGTTAGCGTGTTTCCGTTTTTATATTTTACACTTGTAGTTGACAAAGGTATTTTTAACATTCCTTTTGTTTCTGTGTAACCAACTACTACTTCATTACGGCCACGTAAATCTTTATAGGTTGCAGTTATAACATCACCACTTTCAGGATTGATTAATACGTTAACATACGGAATAGATTTATTAATATCGTATTTAACTTCTTTAGCATTATCTGATAATAGCATAAAAGTATTTGACGCATTGGTGTAATTGTACCCATCAGTAAAAGCAGTATATCCATTCGTGCCTAAATAAGTAACTGTGTCTATTAAAGTATAAGAACCTATTGAAGTTTCTTTGTATCTTTTCACTTGCACGTTTGCCCACATTGTAGTAGAATCTGTTTCTCCTGCAGCATATATAGGTGCTACATTATCAATGTATTCTTTTACGAATGGACTAATATTGTAAACGTTTTCAGTTTGAGTAACCGAAGCAATTGATTTACTGAATGTATAAGTTGCAGGCGTTGGTGCTGCTCCTGTTCCATTCCAAATTCTTAACTCTATTTTAGAACCTACCTGTGCTGATTCGTTAACTGTTATGAAGTACGGACTTCTTGAATATATTATCATTTTGTATTTGTTAAATTATAATCTACTATTGTATCTACATCTTGACTAAATGCTTTCATTAAATCAGTGTCTATGTATTTCTTATATCCTGCTTCAAAAGGTTTTGTAAAGAATAAACTTGGTTTAATTCCACGAGCATAAATATTCCTAGCTATTATTTGTGCTATAGTTTTATAGTTACCTTCTTTAAATTTCCCTTTGTCATCCCTTAACCTTATGTTTTTATTTTTTGCCCATTTTTCTATTCTGTTTGTAAATTCACCCCACTTACCTCTGAAGTTACCACTACCAAACCTATACGGGCTATTAGGAGCTTGTTGCCCTGTTATCTTTGCATTTTTAGAAACTTTTGAAGGGTCTGCACCTTTTACACCTTTATCTACAAACTGGCCATATTCAGCCATAGAAAAACCTACAATTGAATAGTTATTTTCAGTAATTATTTCACCTTTTAAACTATTATATAATTCTTTAGAATCTGCTTTACCTGCTTTAGATAAATTACTTCTACTTTGTTGTATAACGTAATCCCTAAAGCGCCTTAATACTTGTTCAACTTCTTTTAATTCCATTAGCAAATAGTCATATCATTTTGTGCAATAACATTAAACGTTACCGTTACACCTGCTACCTTGTTTTCAAATCTATCAACAAAGTATTCTATATTGGCACCGTCTTGTAATTGGTAACCATTGTCGTATAAATCACCACGTCTTAACATTTCAAGTAAACGTGTTGCTACCATTTGCTGCGTGTTTAACACATCCTGCTCGTTATCATTACCAACAAAGATATCAGTAGTAACTTCTTTAGATTCATCTACAATATCCATACATAAAACAGAAATACTATAGTTAAAAGTATTACCATTGTAAGCAGCTGAATTAATCATTATATGTGATAAAGGGAATATAGTTTGTTTATTTAAATCAACTTTAAATATATCACCCATTGTAATAGTATTAACAAAAGCATCAGCATCTAACTGGTCTTTAATTGCTTTGCTTATTTGGTAAAATCCTTTCATTATTTTTTATTTATTAATTTCATTTCTATATCAGTCTTTTCTTTTTCAAATGTTAACCACGTTAAGCTTTGGGTAATTGGTAACTTGGAAACTTCATCAAATCTTCTAACGTCTCCTTGAGCAAGAGCATAGAGACTTGAGTACCATCCCCAACGTTTTCCAAATTGTGCCTGTTCAGAATATTCTGCACCTCCTGATTCCCCTCCAAATAGTTTATCGTACTTTTCAATAAGTCGTTGCCTAAAGTGTAAAAAAAAACCATAGCCCCTAACACTACGTCTAATGGTGCGTGACGCATTACGTCAGCATATGTTACCGAACCTTTGTATTCTTCTATTTGGTACTTGTTACCCATCTTATTTATAATAGGCCTGTATAATACTGCCATTGCATTGTGCATTGTATCCCAGTCTGTAATGTAAGCATCTAAATCCATATACTCACCTGTAGACATTTCATCTAGGTTAGGTATAAACCCAAACTCTACCCCGCCTATTTTAAAGCGTTGTATAAATGCGTTATCTTTTGTAAATAGTTTATTAATGTTAGCTGTAATTTCAACTACATCTTTGTACCTAATCTGTGCTACATCTTTTAAATCTATACCGCAAAATAGCTGCACCATTTTCTGCTGCAAAAATTCGCCTTCTTCATTGTCTTTTGCTATAGATAAAAACTTTTGGTACTGCACCAGCTTTATATCATTTAGCGTTGTTGGTATTGTTAATTCTATTTTCATTGTATTGTTTTAGTTATAAATAAACATTTTTGTTTATTGTATTAAAGGCATAAAAAAAGGCAGTCATTTATGACCGCCTCTTTAACCAACTTAATTTAAAACTTATTTAATCTTCATCTGCCATTTCGCAGTTTGTATCACAATACGCTTTGTGACAAGCTTCACCACAATACCTGCATTCGTTTTCAGGTTGTTCATTTGGGTTTAAAAAATCATACCATTCCATAGTTATATATTTAAAGGGGACTTTTACATCCCCTGTTTTTTTAGTTAGCTTTTATTCCTTTATTATGACACAATGTAATTAAATAATTTTCAGATACATTATTAAAAGGAATCATATTTGAATAAAATTTAATTGTGTTTCCAACCATATTTAAAGATACTTTTTTGTAAGAACTTAAATTGATTGTAACTAATTCAATAAATAAGTTTTGAGCTTCATTTGATAATTTTTGTGTTTTTACTTGAGTTGTCATAATTTCTGATTTTTTGTTTGTTTTAACTTGTACAAATATACAAAGGTTATTAACAATACAAAACTATTTTAAAACTTTAACATTTCTTTAACTTTTGTTTAACGTTTAAGGTAATAGCCTTAATAAAATAAAATTGTTTAAGGTTACACCCTTAAATATTGTTCAGCTACTTTATACATAGCCTGCATCTTTTTTATTTCGCCTATATTACGAGGCAGGTTAATTACTACTTCAACACCTTTTACGTGGTGGATGTAACATTGTATTACTGCTATAATATTACCGTATGTCATTAGTAGACGTAATAAGTTCCCTTGTTTGGGTTTTCTAATAGTGAAGTAATTGCATAACGCATTGCATCAATAGCGTGGTTGTATGCGTCTATAGGTTTGTTTAATTTATTACCCTGTTTGTCTGTCATCCAAATGTAGTTTCTTAATTCATTAATTAAGTTCTTGCTTCTTGATGTAACATAAACTTTGTTTTGGTTAATTAAATTAAGGCCGTATACGATGCTATCTCTACCCTTGCTAACTGGTAACACATTGTGACCATAACTATTTAACTCAGCTATTGATTTTGGCTCAGCACTATCAGCATAAACTATATCTTCAACGTTATTTGTTTTAAGTAAGTCACTAATGTCTGAATTTAGCAATCCTTTTTGATATATTAGTTCGTCAAATATGTAAGCATCATTGTATTTGTACATTGCTATTAATGAAGTTGGATCATTGCTATAACCCCAGTCCATTCCGTAACAAAGCAAACGGGCTTCAGTAGGTAAGTTTATTTCTTGCCAATCAGGAATACATACACCTTCTAAAGAACCTGTTAACCCTAATCCATATACCTGCCACCAGTTAGCCCAATAAGCTGAAGTTTCTGCCTTTACCTTTGCTGATTCTATTTCCTTTACAATAGTGTCAGCTAATGCTTCGTTATCTAAATAGGTTAATGTAATAAAGTCAACATCATCTTGCGTTATTATTTCCCTATCTACCCAAAATAAGCTTGAAGGGTTATAATCTAACCATATTTCCCCACTGGTTCTAATTGCTAATTGGTAGTAAGAATCAAAGTCTACATTGTTACACTCATTAACATATAAAATGTTTCTTCTTGCCCCACGTAATTTATCAGGTTGGTCTACTGAAAAGAATTCAATATAACTACCATTACCAAATGTATATTTTAAAGTAGACTTATTAAACTGGTTATCATTGTACCTACCTAAAGCCATCATTATTTTTAAAAAGTCTTTTAATGCACCCCTGCGTAAATGTGGTATAGATTCAGATACAACACTAATTTCAAGGTTAGGTGTTTTTATTGCCCTGTCTATTAGTATTGGTAAAATAGAAAAGGTCTTAGAGGCAGATGTTCCACCCCTAACGACCTTAATACGCTTTTTAAGACGTAATAGCTTTTTTAAAGCAGTAGTTACTATAAATTCCATTATCGTTTCTTACAAGTCCCCTAAATCATCTAAGTTGAATATAGGTTGTTCTGTTGTTAGGGTTACATCTTTTGTTTCCCTTGGTTTACCTGCATAGTAGTTATAAAATAACTGCGTAAATTTAAAGTCACCTTGTGCTAATCCTTTTTCTAATGCAGCAAAAGCCAAAGGTTCTAATGGTGTTAACTTTTCAATTAAAGCTACTTCTTCTGCTTTAGGTTTGCGCCCACTATTTGGATGCCCACCGTTATTCTTACGTTTATCTTCCATAATTAAAAAACATTGTTATCAATTTTATAATAACTATTTGCTATAGTTGTTAGCTACTTTGTTTTTGCTTATCATAGCCTTTGCATTTATTACAGTATAAAGCATCAGTTAATTCTTTTGCTATTACTACCCTGCAGTTACGACACAAAGTTAACCCATCAGTATTATTATATCTGTGTATTGGCTTCATAGTTATTTATTAAACGTTTCATTGTAGTATTGTTCCGCCATTTTTCTATTACCCATTATTCCATTAATATCGCCTTCGCTATAAGCATCAATAACCTGTTGCTTTTCCATTTCTTTGGCATCATCAATTAACCAATGTGAATTTTCACTTATATAATTATTTATTTCTAATTGTTCAATCAACCATTCTACCGCTGTCATATCTTATTTGTTTTAATTATTTTGATTTGATACAAATTCATATTCATCTTTATATTTCTGCAGGCCGTTTGGTTTATTATTTAAAGCTAAAGATAATGAAGAACGATTGATTCCCGTTTCCCTGCATAGTTGAATCATACCACTAAATACTTTACCATCAGATTTTCTTCTTATTGGTTTCATTCTATGTGATTGTTCTTGCTGCATCTTTAAACTTTTATCTGATAGTTCTATGTAATCATATTGGTTTTTTCTATTGTGGTATTTGTTACCTTGTTTAATTTGATTTAGATTATAATAGTCTATAGCTTCCCATTTAGGTTTAGGTAAATCCCATAGGTAAGATGTGTTATCGTTTCTTAAAATTTCTATTATTTCTGTTATTTTCATAACTTTTCTATTTCTTGTTTAACTTCTTGCCAATATTTATATATTGATGTATTAACTCCTGATAATAATTTGTAATGGCTTTCCAAAATCTCATCAACAGCGATTAATGCACATTCTTTTGCATTGTCATAATAATCTTCCAAACCTAATGACCCTTTAGATACCTTTGTGTATGGTATAAACTTTTCTACTAAATTTATTGCTTTTTCTTTTGGTGTCATAGTGTTATAGTCTTATGTTTTTATTCATTGAATAGAATGCTTCTAACCTTAAAGTGATTAACTCGTGTTGTTCTGTTCCTTTAGTAGCTTCTAATAGGTTGTTTAGGTTTTCTATTATTTTGTATTCGTATCTTGGTTGGTTCAACTGGTGTTCTAAATCGTGCAACTTTTGTTTAAATATATCTTCTTGCGATAGTTCTTGTTCTACTTCGTTACCTAATAATTTTAATATTAAATTTTTGCAGTCTAATATTTTACTATTGTAGTTTTCATATACTGGAAAGTTTTTTAATGAGTGTACTACTGTAGCGTGATTCATATCAAAGTCTGATGCTATTGACTGCAGGCTTCTTTTAGTGTATATCTTTCTTACTAAATAAAAGTATAATGCACGTGCTTCAATTATTTCTCGCTTTCTGCTTTGTTCTGTAATATCTACTTTTAGTTCTTTTAATATTAGTTCTTTTATTTTAGTTTCCATTTGTAATTGTTTAGAATAATGTTATTTGATTTGAGTTTAATATATTATAACTATCTTTATTTAATAGTATTTCGTTTTCACGCTTTGGGTTAAGTTTAATACATTCACCCCATTTATTGATTAAGTATTTAATTGTTTCTTGCTCTAACATTGCGCTTCTGTAATCTACCGCACCACCTTTATTTGAATAATGCTTAAAACTATTTAAGAACATACCATAACGTATGCAGCCATCATATTGTTTTATATGCTGCAGGGTATAATCATAGTCTTCTTTTAGCCTTAAGTTATTATCAAACTTTAAAGCATTTGGCTTTATTATTATAAAATCGCCTACTATAAATTTATTGTAATCTTTTTCTTTTAATGCAAAGAACGGGTTATTAGTTGGCGGGAAACCTGCAAAGTAATATTTGCTTTCAATAAAATCATTTATTATATTTTCTAACACGTCTGTTACTAATACATACTGGTGCGTTCTTTTACCTGTAAAATCGTTTACCATTATATTTTCTAAATCATCGCTTAATTGTATGCATATTTTATTCATAGAAAAACAATAGTCAAGGCTTGCGTTTCTGCTTTGCATCAAGGTACCTGACACTACTACTTCTTTAGCACCATTTTTTAAATATTGTTCTTTATCCTCTTGGTCTTTAACAAAGAAAACTATTTTATCTGTTCCTACTTTTTCTATAAACTGTTTTACATTGTCTGCCCTTTTGTGGCTAATGCAGGTTATTATATATTCCATAATTAAAGTGAATTTACCCAACTGTTAGTTTTATAATCTTGAAAATAATAATTATTTATATCGTATTTTTCAATATGGTTTTTTGTATAAACTAAATTCGTAAATGGTTTGTAGTTTTTTAAATTTTTTTTAATAACCCTGCTAATATATTTTGGGCCTGTGGTTTGCAATATAAATCTTATTTTCCATATATTATATATTTCTTTTTTACAAACTAAATTATAATTTTCCTCTTGCTCTTCTATTATTTTTTTAAATATAGGGCTATTTTTTTGGCAGCCCATTACATCGTTTTCAATAAAACTATAACTCGGGTTAACTTCTTTAACGTTGTGCAAAATTAAATCGTTTTCAATTAATTTGTCAATGCTTTTTAAACAAATAATATCTAAGTCTGCATATAAGCCACCTTGTGTATATAATATGACACATCTTGCAAAATCTACCTTTTGTATTTTATGCCTCATACCTTTGTAAAAACTATAATATTCAGGGAATGTATTACTTATTAATTCATCGCAATCTTTTTCATTCCAAAGTTTATATTCATAACCTTTATTTAATTCCTTAAAAGTATTTGAGCTTTCAACAAAAAGTTTATTTTCTTCAAATGATTTCCCGTAAAAATCAAAATAGATTTGATGTATTTTTTTTGGTATCATATTAAAACAATTTAGTTTGGTTAGTAACTTTTTCTATACACATTCTTTCAGCTTCTTTCTTGCTTAATAAAAAACCTTTGTCAATACCATTTGAAGGGCTTTTAAAACCTGCAAACACTTTCGGCTGATTGTGTTCGTAATATTGCTTTAGGTGCTTTGTGGCAAATATATAAAATTCATTTTCATTACCTATAACATAAAGCCAACTTTGGTTCTTATATATACCGCTTTCATATTTAGTGTAACCATAGTCGCGTGATATGCTTATAAACAAATTACCAGTTTCTTGGAAGCGTTGGTCATTCTTTATTTCAATACCTTGCCTATTTTCACCTTTTTGTATTTGTTCCTTAAGCAAAGTGTAATGACTTAAGTTAATATTCTTTTGGTTGCAAAACCAATCCATTATGAATGATTCAAATTCTAATCCTTTCTCTTGTTTTAATTTGGTTTCCATACTTATAAATTTAGGTATCCTGTTTTATCCATTTTCATTTTAAATAGTTCTTCATTTGGTTGTTTGCATTTATACATATATTCTCTGTAATAAAGTACAAAGCTAATTCTAAATAAATCATTATTTGGTTGTATAAAATCTGTATTTCCGTGCCACTTGTGAACGTCAACAAATAGTATATCTGTGTTTTGTAAATCAATAGCTACTTTGTATTGTGGTAAACAAAAGTAACCACCAGTCCAAGTACCTTCACGGTATGCTATTAAGTTACCAAAGCCTTCAGGGTAATCGCCTGCATCTTGGTGTACTGCAGTTCTAAAGTTTTTGTTTACTGTAATAGTAGTAAAAGAAGTATTATCTATTACATAGTTTTTGTTGGTACCTTCAGCTATTGCTTTTTGCCTTGCGTAATGCTCAGGGCATAGTTCTTTATATTTACTATCAATAAACTTAACAAAAGGAATTCCTGAAGTAAATTTGTCAAAGTAGTTTTTAGCAAAGGCAGTCTTGCGGCAATACTTAACCATAGCTGATGAATCCATATAACCCACTGAACCTGATTCAACTTTGTTACCTACTGTTATATTGCTTACTGAACCATCTTTACGGATTCGTTTGTGGCTGCTACCTGATGCAATACCCCTACTTTCTGTTAGTTCAATACTATCTTTAAATGAATCTACACCAAGCTTTAAAGTTTCTAAAGGTATAGCATTTTTTCTAAACCTAAATAGTAAGTTACCATTAATGTCATAACCATCAGCATCTTCTGTAATTAGTATATCATAGTTTTTTTTATTAAGGTATTTGCCTTTTAGTTTATCAGTTTGTTCGTCTGTTAATTGCTTTTTTAATCTATAAACTTCCATAGCGTTCTTTTAATATGGTTAACAATAAATCGCTTAAATTACCCTTTTGTTGGTATTCAGTGCCAAATTCTTTTTTAATTCCTTTTTTACATAGTGCTTTAAATTCTTTTAGTTCTTCAGTGCTAAAGTATAAAAGCGTTGTAGTAATTTCTGTGTTATCTATTGGGGAGTTATCTACCCCCCATTCATCTGCAAATAGTTTCATTATTTTATAAGTATTAAGTCAAGTTCATCGGCCACATAGTTAATGTGTTTTTGTGTTGTTTGGCTCCAATAACCTAACTGGTTAATTTCTTTTACTTCCCAATCAATTAAAGCTACCATAGTATTATAGCTAAAAACTTTGTTACCTTCAATTTTTAAGTTCTGTGTGTATTTTTTTAGTTTCATTTTATTTGTTTTTTAATTACTGCGTAAAAGTATTATTTAATTTTTAATTAGCAAAATAATTAACACTTTTTTAACAATTAAAGTATTCCACGCATTACATACTGGTTTAAATCAACTTGGTCATCACCAAAGAAATACTTATAGTTTTCTATACCTTGTTCAAGTTTACGTTTGCCACTTTCATAAAATTCATCACTGCATTCAAATATACCAATATCCAAACTACCTTTGTCAATAGCTACAAAAACAAAATTATCTACACCAAACATTTCTCTATACAAATAGGCCTGCAGGTCATAACTATATTTAGCAGCACTATACCTAAATTCATTTAAACCTGTAGTAGTTTTTAAGTCTATTATTTGGTTGCCTTTTAAAATATCTGCTTTTGCTCTAAATGGTATTCCGTCAATCATTGCTACTTCTGGTATCTCAAATTGTGCTTTGCTCATATAACTAACTGCTTCATCGTTTCTTAATAAGGCGTCAGCTAACCGCTCAGCGTCTTTTATTTCTTTTGTAGTATAAACTTCAAGCCCTTGCTCTTTTGCTTCTTTATAGGCTTTGGCTGCTTTTGTAGCTACATCTACAATTACCAGTTCATCAATTTTATGTGGCTCTAAAATCATTGTATGAAATAATTTACCGTCACGTAAAGCTTGTGACTCACCTGAGCCGTATTTAGTAACGTATTTGTAAGTCTTTGGCGATTGTATTAGCATTTTTAAACTTGAAGAAGATAAAGCCTGCTTACCTAAATAACCATAGTAAAAGTCATCTTCATACATATTGTCTAATAATTCTTTTTTATCCCAAACCTTGTTGTCGAATGTTTTAATTTTGTCTTGCATCTTGTATAATTAAGTTATAAATATAATAATGTATTTGTATATCGCGTTCTGTTGAATCTATAATAGACATAAATTGGTCGTCTGTTAGTATGCCATTAAAGTATTCGTGGTACACCCATTGCAGTTCACGCTCTAAAGTTTGTATCTTGCTAAATATTTTTATTGTTGCAGCTTCATTCATATATAGTTATATTGTTTAAATTGCTCATAGTTTCTTCATAGTTTAGAATTGTATCTATTTCTTGTGTAAAGTAAGCTGATTCATTCCAATCTTGTTCTAAAGCTGATAGTACTGCTTTTAGTTTAAGTGCTGCGTAATCGTTTTCTAATGTTTCTAAAACGTATATAACGCTTTCTAATTCTGTTTTGATTTCTTGCTTTGTCATATTGTTTGGTTTTAAATGTTACACAAATATAAACAACTTATTTACATAAAAAAATAAATTATTAAACTTTAACTTTTGTTTAACAAAAAAGGATAGCTTTTAAACTACCCTTGATTTTAATATATTCCTATATACATTATTTACATTTTCCCTATTTTGGCCACGTAAATAATAAAACTTCATTATTCTATTTATTCTTTGCAGTGGTGTTTGTTTACTTTTCATAATCTTTTTAGTTTTTCTAAATACAAAATTAAATCCATTGCTTCTTCTTGTGCGTGGTTAATCCAATCTTGCCTTGTTAAATCTTCACGGTCTAATGTAGTGTTGTATTTCTGTATTCCTACTTCACTACGCTGTTTAAACTTATTAATTACTGATTGTACTACACTATCCTGCACCTGCGCTTCAATCCATTCTGACATTGTGTCTTTTACTTTACTCATAATAATTTACTTTGGTTAATATATAATTCCATTATCTTTTTTGTTGCTTCGTATTCATTAAATTCTACTTTCTTATTGTTTTCCTTTAAATATATTACATTTTTATAATCACTTGGAATATACTTAACTATGTAGAACCTTTTGTTAGTATTTGCTTCTAAAGAATAAGCTACGTTTTTTTTAATACAATATACCATAGCGTTAATTTCTGTATAATGCGGCCAGTATATTTCTATTTTCTTTTTAGCCATCTATTCTTAAAAATTCAGCGTTACCATATTCAGTAAACCATTCTTTGTTTTCGTGGTACTTTTCAATAATTGCATTAATCATTACCAATTCATCTAAGTTTGATGTAGTTAACTTTGTAGTTAAATCTTCAATGCTTCTTAAAATATTGGTAGTCATTTCGGCATCAGTATTGTATATCTTTCTATACTCGTCATAAACTGTAGTTTCCAAGTGGTTGTTAACTTTGTTTAATAAATGCTTTAAAGCGCCATTATATTGCTTTGTAAACCTTAAATTTTCATTGCACTCTAATAATAATTGCGATAGTAATACGCTTTTTAAAAATTCTAATTGGATTGGATTGTCTTTCATAATTCGTTTAATTTTAATGCTTCGTTAATTTCTAAATATGTAACTTCTTTTTCTATTCTTTGTGTGTTATAAAATTGTGTTGTAGCAGGGTTTTTATTGTTTATTTCAAACGTTGGGTGTATCTTATGTAGGTTAAAACTAAATACTCCTTCTGGTGTTGAATTAATATAAATCGGTATATCTAAATGCTTTTCACATTCTTCTATCATTGCATCATATTTTTTCTTTTCAAGTAGTAGTGTTGGGTAATGTTTTTTCCTGCATTTAAGTTCTATGCGATGCCCTGCAGTGGGACTATAACAATCCCACCTTGACATCTGATTTTTTGACTTAACTAAATCAGGGTAAACATTTAAGCGTAAAAACTCAAATAAGTCAGCCTCGTTCCAATTAATCATTCATTTTGTATTCGTTATAAACTTTTCTTAAATCAGAAAGTGTATCCCTCCAACAAGAACTACAACTTGAATGTTCTAACTTTACATTAAAAACTCTATCATAAATAGCAGCTATTGTCCATTGTTCATTTGGTGTTAAGCTACCTTTTGTAGGCTTTAAAAATTCAGTTAGCATATTGTAATCTGCTTCGTTTAAACAATTAACCTTTTTTCTATAAGGTATTAGGTTGTTTAATATTGCTTTGCGTTCTTCACATTTGCAGTCAATACCTGTTGCTTTTGTAAATACTTCTACTGCAGCTTTTATACCAGTTGCTTCAGTAATTTTTTCAATAGTGTCGCCTAATCCTTTTGAAGGCGCTTTTGTTCTTGCTTTTGCCATAGTTAGTAAATTGAATTATAATCGTTAGTAATAAATTCTTTATAGTTGTCTTGAAACTTTTCTTTTAAAATAGCTTTGTGATTCTTTAATGAATGGAATATTGAAATTAAACTAATACCAGTTTCTTTTGAAATATCACGCATACTTAAATCAGTATCCCTATATAGTTTAAAAAGCTTTCTGTCGTACCAGTTCCAGTCTTTTATTTCATCATCAATTAGTAAACATATTTCGTTATAGGCTTTGTGTTCTTCTATGTTTGAATCATCAAATAATTCCCAACAACCGTCAACGTCTACTTTGTTTACCTTTTTCTTTTTGTTATAGTACTGGTAAAATAAAGAACGTAAAGTAAAATACATATAACCTTTCCTTACATAACCATTACTGTCTAAAAGCTTTTCAGCATCAGCATATTTCCATAACGCTATATAACTTTCTTGAACTATGTCTTCAGCATAATCAAATTCCCCAAACGATTGAACAACCTTAATCCATTCTTGGTGGTGTTCGGCTACTTTTCCAAGCCATTGGTTATTCATAGGTAGTCCAAATAATTGTAAAAGATACAATACCTAATACTATTTGAATAGTATGTTCTGTTTCTTTTTCAAAATGTTCAGGGTTGTATAACCACCCAACCATAAAACCAATAACTGGGCTAATAATTAATTCACCCCCGTACTTTTGTATGGTCATTAAAATAGCCCATACTACTGCAGCAATAGCAATCAAAATTGTAATCATATAAATAGTTTAAATTAATAATCAATTATTCTTTTCTGATTACTTTAAACTAATATTTTTATAGGTATAACTTTGCATCAATTACACCAAACTTCTTTTCTACTTCTACTGGCCTAACTTGAAAGTTAACATATACGTGTGTCAAGTTTTCATCATTTTTGTACATATTTTTAACAGCATCAGCTACATCTGTAAAATGTAATTCATTTTCTAATTCAATTAAGCCTTCTATTTGTTCTAACTTTAAAAGTACATCCTGCACAAAAGAGAACATTACTTTGTTGTCACAGAATACCAACCCTGTGCGTGATGCTGTATTTTTTAATTCCTGAATTTGGTTTTTTATGGTAGTTTTCATTTTGTAAATATATTTAAAAGTTATTAACAATTAAAATGCGCCTTTTAAAGGGTCGTACATTGCTCCTTCTACTTGTGGCAGGCCAAAGTTATTTACTTTAAAGCTAAAGGTTTCAAACGATGCGTTTCTGCTACGTTTGCAACTTACTGTCACTAATTCTTTATTAACTGTATTTAACTCTAATTGTATTTGCGTTTCTGTTTTCTTTTCTAAAAAGCTTCCTAAATGACCTGTAGGTTTATCTGAACCGAAGTTACTATGGATTACCGTAATAATATGGCAGTTTAATTCCTTTGTCCATTTCATTAGCTTTTGCACTACTGCATTACTTTCTTCAATGTTATTTACATCGCTACATAAATCAGCAACACCGTCAATAATTACAAGGCCTATATCTTTACCTTCTAACTTATTATAAAGGTAATATTCTATAAATTGTATGCGTTCTTTAAAATCAAGTTGCCTTAAAGCAAAAGTATGATATTTATCATTATCAATTTGTGCCATATCAATAGGCCTACGGAATACCATTTGTGCGTGGAAGTTACCTTGCTCAGTGTCAAAATGTATTAAGTGCTTGCCATTACTATAGCCACGTAAATCACCACCAAAGGTTTCTATTTGCCCTTTCATATAAACTGCTGAAAGTAATGATATAAAAAATGTTTTTTTGCTTTTTGGTGGAGCTTGTACAAAACTAAAGTTTCCGTATGTACCTAATGGCAGTGGAAACTCTTTTAGGCCTTCTCTTGTTTCGTATGTTTTTGTTCCTAAAGATAAAGCAGGCTCAGGGTGTTCTATTTTTTGGGTTGGGTCTATTCTTAATTCATCTTCATACATTTCCATTAGGAGTTGTATTGCATCTTTATCTAAGTCTATCATTTTTCTTTTCTTTTAACTGCTTTAATAATTTAAAAAAGGGGGTAGCTATATCCCTTTACTACCCCCAATTTATTTAGAACGGCAATCCGTCAGAAACTGTTTGCGCTTTTTCAGCAACGTTTTGTTCCTTTTTAACTGCTACAATGTTACCATCTGTCCAAACTACGTTACCGTTACCGATGTAGTTTTTAGCTTTTTTAGCTTCACGTTCTTCTTTAGTTTGTGAATCTGTTAAA